ATGGCGTACGGGGACGGCACAGGCCCCTACCAGACCAGGAGCGGCAGGTGGGTGGGCGCCGTAGACGTCGGGTGGACCGAGCGAGGCACCCGCCGGAGGCGCACCGTCTCCGCCAAAACCCGGGCCGAGTGTGCCCGGAGGCTGCGGGACCTCAAGCGGGAGATCAACGCCGCCCAGGGAGCCGCACCAGCCGCATCGCAGGCCACCGTCAAGCGCTGGGCCGACGAGTGGCTACCGATCCAGGCCGGGCGGCTCCGCCCCAAGGCGTACGCGGTCACCGAGGGGATGGTGCGCCGGTGGATCATCCCCACCCTCGGCAACCGGCGCCTCGCGGACCTCACCGCCCGCGACGCACGCCGACTCGACCAGGCCGTCATCGACGCTGGCCGGTCGTCGACGACGGCGCGCACCTGCCGGGCCACCCTCGCCCGCATGCTCCGCGACGCACGCCGAGAGGGCCACCCCGTGCCGCAGGCGATCCTCGACGCCGAGCCACCCAAGCGGGCCGCCAGCACCAGGCGGGCGATCCCGGTCGACGGCGCGATCCGGCTCCTGCGCGCCGCAGCCTCACGCGACCAGTGGCCGGACCCCGGCCCGGAGGTCACCGGGCGCCGACTATGGGCACGCCACCTCGCCGAGCGCGTCGACCCGTCACGGTGGGTCGCCGCCCTCCTCCAGGGCATGCGCCAGGGCGAGTGCCTCGGCCTCACCTGGGACCGCGTAGACCTCGATGCCGGGACGATCACCGTAGACCGGCAGCTACAGGCCATCCCCCGCCGGGCCAGGGAGGCCGGCACGGCAGATGCCGACTGGTACGCCGCCGAGCACCTGGCCGGCACCTACTACCTGGTGCCGGTCAAGAGCGCGGCGGGGCGGCGCGTGATCCCGCTCGTGCCGTGGATGGCCGGGGCGCTCGCCACGTGGCGTGAGCAGTGCCCGGCCTCGCCCTGGGGGCTGGTGTGGCCGCGCCCAGCAGGCGGCCCGTGGTCGAGCGGGGACGACCTGCGCGCCTGGCGCGCCCTCCAGGAGGTGGCCGGCGTGGCCCGCCCGGACGGCAGGCCGTACACGGTGCATGAGGCGCGGCACTCGGCGGCGACGCTGCTCATGGCGCTACAGGTGCCCGCCCCGGTGCAGGTGGCGATCATGGGGCACTCCTCGATTGCGGTGACGCAGGGGTACCAGCACGCGGACCTGGAGGGTGCGCGGCGTGCACTGGAGGGTGTGGCGGGGCTGCTCCAGATCGAGGCGTGACCCCTGGGAGTGTGAGCGGGGCCCTACCCCACACCTTGCGTTATCGCAAGGTCTAGTGCTATGCTCTTGCCATACCGAAAGGGGGTGGTAGATGATGGACAAGGACCTCAAGAAGCTCGTCAAGGCGCTCAGGGCCGCCGGGTACAGCGTCGAGGAGACCCGTCGCGGACACATCCGTGTCAGCAGGGACGGCCGCCTCCTGACCACGTTCGCCGGCACGGCCTCGGACCGCCGGAGCCTCGCGAACGGGCTCGCCCCGCTCAAGCGCGACGGCTTCCAGTGGCCACCGCGCCGCTGACGGGCCGGGGAGGTCGGAGGCGGACCTGGTGCCTCCGACCTCCCCGGGGTCCCCACATCATCCCACCCCACCAGGACAGGAGCCAGCATGGAGTACAACGCGACCATCACCATCCGCTCGGCGGGCGACGACGCCGACGACGCACTGATCAGCGCCCTGATCGACTACCACCCCGCCGTGTCCCCGTCCCCCCTCGCGCAGGGCGCCTGGGACGCCACCATCACCCTCAGCGCGGAGACGCTCGGGCAGGCACTGACCACCGCGCGCGCTATCGGGGAGCACCTGGGCGGGATGGTCGGCCTGGAGGTCGTGCCTACCGCCGCCTGGGACCGGCGCGCCGCCCAGGAGGCGGGCCCGGGCGGTGAGCTGGTCGGTGTCACCGAGGCCGCGGCGCGGCTCGGGGTGACACCCCAGGCGGTCCGCGACCGGATCGGGCGCGGCACGCTGCCCGCGCGGCGCCTCGGGCGGGAGTGGGCCGTCCCGGTGCGGGCGCTCTCCCGCTGACGGGCACACCGCGCCGCTATTGTGACCCGGTTCACCCCTCCACATGTTGCCCTACGGGATATCCCATAGGTATAGTTAGGGGTGTCGGGAGGCCACAGGGGCCAACCAGGAAGGAGAACCGAAATGATCGGGTACCGGATGCAGGACAAGAACCGCGACATCAACGACCTGCTCGACCCCGAGCAGCAGTACTCCTTCCCCATGGACAACGATGACGAGATGGTGCGCCACGGCGTCTCCGCCTGCGAGACCCTCGCCGAGCTGGCCGCCTACATCGCCTGCTACGCCATCCAGGCCGGCGACCCCATCATCGTCGAGGTCGAGGGCCCCGTCTCCGACGACGAGCCCTGCGACGCCGACGCCGGAGAGATCCTCCTCCTCCCGACCCGCGCCGAGCAGGTCACCGACGACGACGCCTTTTTCGCCCTCGTGTCCGACCTCGTAGACCTCCGCTGGGAGCAGGGCCTGGAGTACCGGGACCTGCTGGAGATCGCCGAGGACCGCATCTGACACCCGCCACCACACGACAGGAGACCACACCATGACCACTACTCAGGACACCGCCCGTCGGATCCTCCGACAGGAGCTCGAGGAGATCGCCGCCCAGGGCTGGGCTGACCTGCCCGTCTGGACCGACGAGGCCGAGATCCCCGGCCCGAACATCCCCGGGGAGCGGGCCGCCGACGGCGCCACCTACCACGTCGGCCTATGGAAGGGCACCGACGGCACAGTCGCCGTCATGTGCCGCTGGTACCGGGACGGCGTGGCCTGGTGGCCGGACGACGAGGGCGAGGCCGTCGACCTGGATACCTACCAGGCCGAGAGCGAGGACGACGCCGCCGACCAGTACGGAGACGTCAGCACCCACTACGTGCCGGTCGACGCCGACACGGCGCGGCGGGCCGAGGCCGCCATCCGGGCCCACCTGGCCGAGGTCGAGCAGGAGGAGGCCGGCGACGCCCTGGGCCGCTACCAGGGCCTCAGCACCGCCACCATCACCATCACCACCACCAGCGAGGAGGCAGACCAGTGACCCGCCCATACGACCCGGCCGCCGAGACCGAGGCGATCCGCGCCTGGCTCGGCCCCCTCGCCCACGACACCGACACCGTGGACCAGCGGGTCGAGGCCGTGCGCACCGCCTGGCACGCCGTCGACACCGCCGCCGCCTGGGACGCCGACGACACCGAGGGCCGCCGGGCAGCCGCCGAGGCGGCCGCACAGTACATGCTCGGGGACCTCACCGTCGCCCAGGCCGCCGACGCCGTACTGCGCGCCCGCGCGGTACTAGCCGACGCCGAGGACCGGCTGCGCGGTACCTGCCTGGCCGCCCTGGCCGACGGGCGCGGCGTCACCAAAATCGCCCGCGAGGCAGGAGTGGCCACCAACACCGTGTACCGGTGGCGCGACGGCAGGCCCGACCAGTAAACACAGCAAAAAGGGGCCGCCCCACACCCGCAATTGGGTGTGGGGCGGCCTCGCTTGTGAGATCAGAAGTCGGGGGTCCAGTCGCCGACGCCGGAGACCATCGCACCGACCGCGCCGCCCTCCACAGCAGCCGCGTACTCGGTGCGGCTGGTCAGGATGTGCGCGGTCAGCGGCTTCCCGGCCGCCAGAGCATCCCGCCAGGCGGCCGACGTGTACGGCCCATCCAGGCTGAGGATGTCCTTATTGGCGTCAGCCAGGAAATTACTCCAGGCGGCGGTGTTGCCGGTGCGCCAGGACTGGTAGCCGTACGCCCACGTCGTGAAACCCCTCGACTTCCACGCGCTGAAGGCGGCGAGGCCGTCCCCGCTGTACTTGAGGATCGTGCGGTCCCTGTAGGGGGCGAGCATCGCCAGGTACTCGCTCTGGAAGGTCGTGATCGCGTACTTGGGGTCGAAAAGGATCACGTGGGAGTCGCCGTAGTGCTCGATGAGCCAGTCCAGGCGGGCGGGCATGGTGTCACGGCCGCTCATGGCCGCCTCCACCTGCGCCCAGGTCAGCTCGGAGACGGGCGTGTCCGGGCCGCCCAGCCGCGCCAGGGTGCGGTCGTGGCAGCCCAGCCACACACCATCGCTCGTGCGGGCGGCCGAGAACTCCAGCATGTGGGCACCGGCCCACACCGCCTGCGTGTAGGCGCGCTGGGTGTGCTCGGGCCAGGACGCGGACCCGCCCCGGTGGGCGACCAGCCACGGCACCCCCATGCCCAGCAGGCCGGTGACGGTAGTGGCGCCGTGGGGCATGAGCCGGGCGGGCGCCAGGCCACGCGCGGTCTGGTATCCCACGATCTCCACCGCCCGGCCGTCGACCTCCAGGGACCGGTCCACCGGGTCCGGCTCCGGGTCAGGCTGCGGCGGCTGGTGGGCCGGGTCCGCAGCCAGCGGCACCACGCACCATGCCCTCAGCGCCGTATCCCCGGACAGGGTGGGCACTAGGGCCTCACCCTGGCAGTCGTCGACAATCGCCAGGGTGACTGCGCTCCAGGACGCGGCAGTGGTGTGCCCGGCCTCGTCAGCGGACACGACCTGCCTGCCCGCGGGGTCGTGCCCGACCACCTGCCCGGAGGCGACCTGGTGCTGCTGGGTGATCACCAGGGCCGCGCCGGACGCGGGGAGCACCGGTGCGGGCTCCTGCCACGCCACCGGCGCGGGGGTGGACAGCAGGCCGCGCAGGACGACCAGGGCGGCGGAGATGCGGCCGCCGCCGACCGGGGACCCGACGGGCACGCCGCGCGTGTCCGCGGGCGAGGTGACCGCGCGGGTGGCGATGGTGCCCGACCGGCCCCCGTCCCCGATCTTCGCCACGTATGACCCCTGCCACCCGGCGGGGGTCATGTCCCCGGAGTGCCCATACTGGGCGCCGACCACGAGGACGGCGGCGTCACCGGCCTGGGCTCCCTCCACCGTCAGCACGGCCCCGGCGGACGTGGTGGCGGCCGTGCCCACGACCTCCACGGTCATGCGATCACCCGCACCACGAGCGTGCCCGCCTTGGTGCCAGCAGGCACGGACGCCCCGGCCGGCAGCACCAGCACCTGCACGCCGTCACCGCCGCCCTGCGAGGCCGCGGGCACCTGCACCGCCTGCACGGCAGCGGCGATAGCCGCGTCAGCCCCAGCCTTCGTGTACACAGTCACAGCCATGATTCACTCTTCCTCTACAAGTCGCTGCCCTCGTGGGTGGTGGGCCATGCGACGGCCGAGCCCTCCCCGGGGCCCCGGGGCAGCCGCTCGACCGGCACGCCGGCCTGCACAGCCATAGACCGCGTCGCCCAGCAGGCGGTCTCCCAGGCGGCCGCCTGCCGCCGCCACCGCTGCACCTCAGTCTCGATATCACGGCGCTGCATCCACGAGCGGCGCGCCGCCCTGGCCACAGACAGCAGCAGCGGCGACCCCAGGGCCGCCACCACCACCGACACGATCAGGTCAATCCTCACGTCCATCGACGGCCTCCCTACTCCCGGGCGGCTGCTCGTAGGCAGCCAGGATGTCCGCGCCGAGCGCCCGGGCGGCCATCAGGCGCGTCTCCTCCCGCCGCAGCCGCGTGGGAGGCTCCCGGCCAGGCTCCCACCAGCGCCCCCAGATCCGCAGTATCCGCTGGGCCACCAGCAGCGCCACCGCCAGGGCTATCCACAGGTGCCACGACGGCCAGCGCTCGGCCAGCAGCGCCCGCATCACGCCCAGGGCGGTCACGTCCCCATCCCGAGGACCACCAGGCCCGCGGCGGGCGCCTCCACGCCCCACCAGCCGCGCCACGCGGCCGGCGCGGCAGCCACGGCCCCCACGATCATGCACCCGGCGCCCAGGGCGAGGTCCAGCGGCACCGGCCCACCGGGGTGCAGCAGTACCGCACCCCCTGCGGCGCCCAGGCACACGTAGGTGACAGCGGCCAGCAGGGAGATCACCCGCGGCGGCGTGAGCGACCCCCACACCACCCGCGGCACCAGCAGCGGCGACCACGCCATGACAGCTCACTCCCCCACGCCGCCGCCGGCGGAGTCGTCATCCACGGGGCCGATGACGGGCGCCTCATACACGCCGCCGGTGTGCACGGCAGCGAGGATGAGGGCGGCGACGGCGAGGGCCTGCTCGGCCACCTGCCCCACGCGGTCGCCTGCTCGCCCGTGATGACGCCGACGGCCGCGAGCGCAGCCAGGATCGCAGCGGCCGCCCCGTAGATCGCTTTCCTGCGCTCGGGCGTCAGCCACGAGACGATGGTTCTGTCCTCGGTGAGTGCTACATGCTTCCCCATTGGTGGCCTCCGTTCATTTGGCGAGGAGCTTGCCGGAGTTGGCGTAGCTGGAGTTGAGGCAGTGCTGGAGCATTTTGATGGTCATGGGGCCACCGATGCCGTCGACCCATTTGCTCCAGTTCGCGCCGTTGAGGTCGGGCGGGCCGCCGACCTGCCGCATCCAGGCGGGGTTGGCGTGGGCGGCCCAGTACTGGAAGACCTTCCAGGTCCGCCAGCCCATCACGCCGTCGGCGGTGAGCGTGGTAGAGCCGGTCAGTGTCCGCTTCGCCCCGGCGGGCACGGCCCCGTCCAGGAAGCGCTGCAGCCGCTTGTACGCGTCTGTGGCCGGTGTGCCGGAGGTGGTGATGGTGACTCCCATGACCTCCTGTAGGCGGCGCAGGGTCGGGGCGCCGAGCACGCCGGTGATGGCGAGCTGGCGGGCGCCGTCGGTGCCGGTGCGGGCGTCCAGTGCCCGGTCCGCCACCGCCGGTGCCGCTGGTGCCGTGGTGCTGGCAGTACCGGTGGTGGCCGCCGAGGCCGTGGAGACCACGGACGGTGCCGGCGTGCCCTTAGCCATGGCGTCGTACCAGGCCTGCGCCCGCGCCATGTAAGCGGCGTTGCGGGCGCCGGCCAGCTGCCCCGGGCAGGCCGTAGCCGAGAAGTCCTGGTGCGGGAAGACGTTCACGCGCCAGGCCGGGCGGCCCAGCCCGTAGTAGTGGCACAGTGCGGCCACCAGGTGGGCTCCGGCCTCGATGGTGGCGTCAGAGATGGGCCAGCCCGCGCCTGCGCCGCCGGAGTTGGCGTGCTCGATGCCGATGCTGGTCTGGTTGGCGGCGAGGTTGCCTGCGTGCCACGCCGTGTCTGCGTCCCACACGAGCTGCCCGATACGCCCGGCCCCGTCCACCTGGTAGTGGGCGGACGCCTGGCGGGTCTGCCAGGCGTTGTAGCAGTCTGCTATCGACAGGTTGCCCGCGTTGTGGTGGATGACGATCTTGTTGATCTTCTTCCCGCCACGCCCCGGCGTGTAGTGCTTGCTCAGGATGCGGTTCTCGTCCGCCCTCAGATTCACCCAGTCCATTTGACCTCTTCCTCTGCTGAGTTGTGTCCTGCTTTGTACCTATTGCCTGGTGCCGAGGACGACGGCGCGGCGGCCGTGCAGCAGCACCAGCACCCGGGCACCCGCCGCCGGGGCCGCCACCAGCGACACCGGGGCCGCCCCCAGCGGCTCACTGTCACCATCCAGGCGCACCCGCAGCGGGGAGCGGCTGGTGACGGTGCCCCACCGGTAGGACGGCGCCCGGTCCACGCGCCGGCGCAGGTCCGCGAGCGCGGTCACGAGGGCGTCCAGGGTGGTGGTCATGGGATCTCCTCCAGCTCCAGGCCCATCAGGGCGGTGGGGGCGGCCTGGTAGGCCACCTGGCGGACGGTGGTGTCGGTGCGGTGGCCGGCGGTGTCCCAGGTGACGCGCTCCCTGGGCCAGATGGGCAGTGGGAGGCAGGAGGCTGTGATGGTGGCGGTCGAGGTCGTGAGCTCGGCCAGGCGGCGGGCCGCGATGGCGGTGAGGGTGGCCTGGCTGGTGGCCTCCACGCCGGTCTCCACGTGCGTGATCCACCTGCCCCTGGCCTGGTAGCTGTAGGGGCTGGTGGGGGTGGTGTTGGTGGCGGTGGCGGTCATCTCCGGCTCGTCCTCGCCGCCGCCCTGGGCGACGGCCACCACGCGGTTGGGTGTGCCGGCGGTGTCGAGGTCGCGGGTCCAGGTGGCGGAGTGGACGGCCCGGTCGCCCTCTGCCAGCTCGCGGGCCAGGGGGCGGTCGGCGGGCAGCCGGTAGGGGTGGAGCCGATGGTGCCGTCCGGGGAGGGGTGCAGTGCCCAGTAGTTGGCGGCCGCCAGCACCTCATTCAATGCGGTGAGGAGGGTGGTGCCTGCCTCGAAGGTGAGGGCGGAGGTTAGCTTGGCGGTGGAGGGGTCGATTGCGGGCCGCTCGCCGGCCGAGGCCACCCGGGAGGCCACCCAGTCCGTCACCACGGTACCCGCCGGGACGGTGAGCGTCTCGGGCAGGGCGTCCTCCGACAGCACCAGCAGCGGTGAGGACAGCTCCACCTCCCACGAGGACCCGGAGGACCTGTAGGCCCTGGTGGGGGCGGACAGGAGGTACTCGCCCAGCGGCCAGGAGACCTCGCGGCCGTGGCGGTCGCGGATGTGCTGGAGGATGTGCACGCGGTCGGACAGCCAGTCGACGCCCTGGCCACGGTCGGCCAGGGACAGGGTGCCCGAGGCGCGCAGCGTCGTGGTCGCCGACAGCTCCACGCTCCCGCCGGTCACGCCGTCCAGCGGCCGCAGCTCCGCCCCTCGCCGGTCCGCCAGCACCACCTCCCACCAGGACTGCCTGTGCCCGGTCAGCACGCGCTCCACCACGTCGCCGTCCAGGCCCGCGGGCGTAGTGGTTACCCAGGCGGGCACCGCGTCAGTCATCGGGATCCACCTCCACCAGGTCCAGCGACACGCCCCAGATCCCGCCCCGGTAGTCCCGCGGCAGGCGCAGCCCCGACATCGAGCACCACATGCGCCGCCCCACCGGGTCCCGGTACACCACGGGCCCGGGGAGGACCGCGAGCGCGGCCAGGGTGTCCAGGATCGCCATATCGTCGTCGTCCAGGGTCGCGGAGACGGACAGGGAGCGGGCCTCCTGGGTGCCGGCCAGCTCCACCGGCAGGCGCCGGCCTGCGAAATAGGCGGTGTCCCGCTCGGCGAGGTCCACGTCCAGGGCGTGCGCGGGGTCCCCGTACAGGGGTGCGGTGGTGGTGTAGGCGGGGCCGCCGCCGATCCACATCGCCTGCGAGTCCGCCACGGCCGCCACGACGGTGGCGGCGGAGGCGCCGTCAGCGGAGACCGCCTCCGCCCGGTACATGGTCTCCCCATAGCTGAGGGCGAGGGGGTCGCTGGTGGCGTAGTCCAGTGGCACCTCCGCGTCCAGCGGCTCCCAGGTGGTGCCGCCGTCCACCGACCGCGACACCCGGTTGCGGGCCGCCGGCGGGGAGTTGGGCACGACACTGGTGGTGCCGTCAGCGGACACGGACACGGCGTAGGACTGGCCTCCCAGCTGGGCGTACGGGCCTGCCGGGTCCCACCACTCGGTCACCAGGCCCGCCGGGCTGGTGGCGGTAGTCAGGAGCGGGCGGCGCACCCACAGGGTCGCGCCCTGGCACACCACGGCGGGACGGGCCGCCACCGCACCGGCCGGGACCGTGGCCGCCACGACCGCGCGCACGCCGCCAGCGGGGGCGGCACCGGGGGCGGCGGGCTCGCTGGTGACGGCCAGCACGGTGCCGTCCGGGCCGAGCCAGGCCACCTCCACCGACACCACCGCGTGGTCCGCGACGTCCACCCCCGGCACCGCCACGGGGGCCGCGGTAGTGTCCACGATGGCGGTAGCGCCGTCAGCGGAGGTGGCCGCGCCGTCCACCACGACGGTGGCGCCGTCAGCGGACACGGACACGGCCGCGCCGTCCAGCACAGCGGTGGACCCGTCGGCGGACGCGGACACGGCCAGTGACGGGGCCGCGGGCTCCGCCGGCGCCCCGGTGTCCTGGCCGGTGACGTCCAGCACCACCGCGTCGTGCACCACCAGGCGGCGGCCGCCCGCACGCAGGTAGGCGATGCACTGCAGGCGGTCCTCCCCCGCCCGGTAGGTGATGGGCAGGTCCACCCAGATCAGCTGGCGGTCCGTGCCGGCCGACAGCTGCTTGCGATTATTGGCGGGCCACAGGGACCTGGAGTACGCGCCCGCGGTGGTCATGTAGTAGGCGCCCATGTCCACGTAGCAGTCGGCCTCGCAGGACACGAGCATTGCCAGCCGGTAGGTGCGGCCACCCGGCAGGGGCCGCGTGCTGGTGCCGATGCGGCCGTTGTTGCCCGACACCGCCGCCGTCGACGTCGAGACCTCCGAGGCGGTCTTGGTGACCTCGGCGTTGACCCACCAGTCCGAGGTCCACAAAAGGAGGGTGTCCTCGGCCTCGGGCGGGGCCGCGGCAGCCACGTCCACGCTCCACGCCGCCTGCTGCCCGGCCACCACGGGCACCGGGTCAGCCAGGGACAGCCGGCATCCCCAGGAGGGCACCACAGGCACCGCCTGCGCCCACCCGTCACCACTGCCACCAGACACAGCCAGCGCCCCACCGGGGGTGTCCCACGCCTGCGGGCGCGCCAGGAGCGGGTCCGGCACCAGGCTCACCACACGCTCCGACACCGGCAGCGGCGCAGGATTCGCCAGAGCCAGGCTCATAGCCCCACGCGACTCGTCCCACACCGCCTCCACCACCGGGGCGGGAGGCGACGGGTACACCACCGAGACGACCACGCGGGCGGTAGCGGTCTGGCGGACCGCCGAGGTCACCGTCACAGTCACCTGCCACGCGGAGCCGTGCGGCAGCCGCGACGACATGGCCACGCTCGCGCCCGCACCCGACACGCTCACCGACTCCACCGGCCCGGACGGCACCCCGTCCACCAGCTCCACCAGCTCCACCACGGCAGACGACTGGGCGTGCCCCTCAGCCTGGGAGTACGACCACGCCACCTGCGTGGACGAGGTACCCACCACAGGGCCAGGCACCGTGATACCCACCACCGGCGGCGTAGCGACCCGGAACTGCCCCGGCGAGCCCAGGCCCCCACCGGCGGGGGACCACGCCGCCGAGTCCCCGGCCGCGCCGCCGTCGTACATGCCCCGGGTACGCACCGTCCACATGTACTGGCCCACAGGCAGGGTGAGCGCCGCAGTCTGCGCCGCCCCCGTGACCTCGATGACCTGCACCAGCTCGGTGGACAGCGCCGACACCACGCGCCGCACCTCGACACGGGCCGCGGTCTGCGCCGTGGAGTCCACAGGATTGTGCCGCCACGACAGCACCACGCGCCCCGGCGCTACCGTCCCGGTCGGGCCCAGCACCGTCGGCGCGGACGGCGCGCCCAGCACCTGCACCGCAGGCGACGCCGCCGACATCGCCGACCGCAAACCATTAGGCGTCCTAGTGACGACCGTGTACGTGTGCGCAGCCGCCGGGTCCGGGCTACGGTGCACAAACGACGTCACATTCTCGGCGGTACTGCCGATAAGGACCCCATTGTCATAAATATCGTAGGAGCCCTCATTATGCAGGACAGTCTTAACCCAGGAGACGGTAATATTCCCCGCCGCGTCCTTAACCGCCCGCACATTAGTAGCAGCTGTCGGAGTCGTCCATACGGTAGCCGACTGCGCACGCGCAGACTCCCGCCCATTCCACGCCCACACCCGGTAATAGGTGGCGCGGCCCGCCGGCAGTGACGTATCGGACCAGGCCGTACCAGTGCCCTGCACGGTACCGACCCGCACCCACGTCTTGGACTGGTTGTCGTAGCGCTCAATACCCGATGCGCTGACCGGGTGGGCCGCATCCCGCCTCTGCGCCCACGAGACGCGGATCGTCCTGCCGTCCGTCGTGGAGGCGGTCACCGACGTAGGCGCGTACGGCACCTCATACTGCCGCGCAGCAACCGTGTGCGTCCGCGAAACCGACGGCGCCCCACCATTCCAGATCGGCCCCAAGCTCGCGGAGAAAGTGCGCGACACCGTAGAGCCGTACGCCGTCGAGACCGTAACCGTCTGCCGGGCGACCTCCTTGGTGACGGTCGCACCAAAACCACTAGAGAAGCTAACCGACACGTCGCCGGTAATCGCACCCGACCGGTGGAGCGTGGACGTGTAATTGTGCCCGTAAGCGACTGACTGAATGTAGTAGACGACGGTCAGCCTCACGCTGCCGGAATCGACACTCCCAGACTGGGAGACATCAATCCCGACACGCATGTACCCGGACGCGGCACCCCACTGGACAGCCACCGACTACACCCCCAGAGCCTCACGCAGGCGGCCACGCGACGCCGGCCCAACCGCACGCTCAATACGCACATCCAGCTCGCCGATAATCGAGTTGCTCGAGTCCACGAGCGTGACCTTCTCAGGCCACGGCCGGGACATTGCCGCCAGCTGCTCCTGCGTAAAAACAGCCTCCGGCTTACCGGTAGCATTGAGCGTTGTTGTCAGGCCCGGCTGCAGCCAGCCGCCGGAATCGTACTTGAAGACACCCGCCGAGGGGCTGCCCCATATCGGCCGCTCGACCACTGACAGGCCAGCGCGCGGGGCCTCAACCATCATTCCTCGCCCGGACGCGATAGCGACGTGATAAGCGCCGCCACGCCCCACGGCGCCGCCCCAGAACAGCAGGTTCCCGGGCGTGTTGCGGTCACCAGGAGTGGAGGCCGCCTGGAAGCTGGACGCGGTGTGCCTGGGCACATTCTTGCCCATCTGCCGCAGCGCCCAGACGATCAGGCCCGAGCAGTCCACACCCCCGGGAACGTTGACGCCGCCCCACACATACGGGGTGCCGATTGCCTTCCGCGCCATGTCGACCAGGCCGGACGCCGACATCGTGGCGGTCTTCTTCTTCAGCCAGTCGCCGACCCCGCTAATAATCTTGCCGGGAATTGCCTTGCCGATATCCCAGAATGCGCCGGAGTCGAGGAATCCGCCCAGCATGGCGTCGACAGGCGCCTGCACGAGGGTTTTGACGGCCCCCAGCGGGTCAGTGATTATGTCCGCGACCGCGGACGCACTGTTCTTCAGCCAGTCGAGGCCGCCCGCGACGCCGCTCTTGACCTTGCCCCAGATGCCGCCGAGCGCGAAGGCGGTCTGCCCGCCGCGCCGGCCGGCGCCGATGTCGCCGCCGGGAATGCGGCCGCCGCGCGATGCGGCCCGGTTCATCACGTCGACCGCCGCGGGGCCGCCTACGGCGCGCACCCACTCCGGCCGCATGATCGCCTCACCACCGGACAGGGCGAGCACGCCGCCGCCGTCCGGGGAGATGAAATGGTAGACGTCCCGGCCTGGCGTGTAGCCGGGCAGGACACCACCGGACGCGTAGCCGGAGATCTTGCTGATCGTCGGCATCCGCAGCGAAAGGCCGAGCTTCGACATGATATTGTCGACAAGCTTCTTGATGCCGTCAGTGTAGACGGTACCGATAACGAAGTTAATTGGCCTAGCGGCCTTAGCCTTAATCTTATTGAATGCGTCGCCGACGGTGTCCTTCATCTTCTGGAAGGCATCACCAATCTTATTAGCAACATTCGCGATCTTCGGCTTTACCGTATTGTCGAAGAAGTTCGCCAGCGTATTCATCTTGCCCGTGATCCAGTCCGCCACGGGCCGGACCGCCTTGTCCCACAGCCAAGTGAAAATATTGCCGATGACGCGGACAGCCGCCGAAATCAGCTTCGACGCGACGTTAATCGCGGGCACCAGTGCGGCCGACACCACGTTAATCACACTGGTGACGACCTTGATAACCCCGTTGATGACCTTCACCAGCGTGGGCAGGACCGCCTGCGACACCTTGACGACCACCGACACGACCGCGCCCAGGATCTTCCCGAGCGCAGGCAGGACCTGCCGGGCCATGTTCCCGATAGTGACGAGCATTTTCGCTAGCACCGGGGCGATAGCCTGGATCGCCGACTGGAGCGGCGGCATCAGCCCTTTCACGAGCTGCTCGAAGATCGGCGCGATGATCTTAATCGCGTCCACGAAGATCCCGGCGATCACGTCAATAACCGGCACGAGCGCCGCCGCCACCGTGCGGACAATACTCGCGAGCGCGGGCAGCACAGTCCGGGCAATATTGGTGATCGTCGGCAGGATTGCCGCGAGCGCCTGGCTGATCGCCCCGATAATCGTTGTCGCGATGGGTGTCACAGCCACCGCTACCGTGCGTAGCACGTTGGCGAGCAGCGGCAGGACGGTGGCGGCCATCTGCGACAGGAGCGGCGCCACCTGGTTGATGGCCTTGCCTAGGCTGTCGCCCATGGTGCGGGCGACGGTCCCGAGCGCGTCGCTGAGGCCCTTAAGCGCGGTCTGTGTGCCGGAGCCCGAAATCGCCTTCTGCAGGCCGGAGAACGCGCCGGTGATGGCGTCCCGGAGGGTCTGGCTGCTGGCGACCATGCTGCCGAAGAGGCCAATGACGACGCCGACGGGCCCGGTCAGCCCGGAGAACAGGCCGCCGACCACGGGGATCTGAGCCAGGAGGGGGCCGAGGGCGCCAGCGACGCCGCCGATCACCGGCGCGAGGCCGCCAATGGTCGCACCGATCCCCTCGAACCCACCGTCCTTCTTCGCCGCTGTTATAGCGTCGGCGATCTTGCTGCCGAGCCCGACAATGCCGGACGTGGCCGCATTGATCTTCGCGCTGATCTCGTCGACACCGATTGCCTCGATAACCGACGCAATAGCCTTAACGATGCGGTTTCGCGCGTTCTGGAACGCGGTGCCGATTCCCGCGGTCGCGGTGATTGCCTGGTCGTGAAAACTGGCGAGACCGTCAAGCCCCTCACCATCAAGCTTCACCAGCGCATCGTTAAACTGCTCGAAGGTGACGTTGCCATTCTGCATGGCGTCGTACAGTTCGCTACTGTTGGCTGCCGCGCCGAGCAGGCTCTTTGCAATCTGGTCGAGCTGGCCCGGCATCGCCGACTGGAGGGACCGCCAGGCCGCCATGTCGACCTTGCCGACGGCGAGCATCTGCCGGTACTGCTCCATCGCGTTCTCGGCCAGCGTCGCGGAGGCGCCGCCTGCCAGGAGCGCATCGTTGAGTGCGAGGGCGACATCGGTCGCAGACTCCAGCGACCCAGTGAGCGGGGCGAGTCCCTTGACGGTCTGCGCTACCGCCTGCGTGGAGGTGGGCAGCCCGTCCAGGGAGGAGCTGATCCGGTCGATCTGCTCCCTGGCCTCATCGGCGGAGTAGCCGATATTGGCCATCACCTTGGGGAAATTGTTGAGCATGTCGGCGCGCTCGATGGCGCCGCCCAGGTTCGCGGAGATCACCCCAGCGAGCCCGGCCACGGCCACGCCGGCCGCACGGACACCGACGCCGATTGCGCCGCTGATCGCCGACCCGACCTTCCCGGCCACGTTCGCGGCGACGTTGACGGCCCCGGACAGGCCGGTGGACAGGACACGGCCCACGCTGGAGCCGACGTTGCCGAACGCCGCCGTGATCTTCCCGGGGATGGCCTGCACGGGGCGGGCATCTTGGCCCACGCCGACGACCAGGACGCCCCGATCTGGGACAGGGCGTTGCCGACGACGGCCCGGGTCGCCTGCATGTTCGCGCCGACATAGCTGGTGATCGGGGAGACCGCCTGCCGTACCTTCGTGATGGTGGAGTAGGCGTCAGCGTAGATGCGGGTGCCGGTGTTCTTGGCGGCCCCCGCCACCGTGTTAAAGGCTTTGGACGCGGCCGTGGACACTGGGGTAAACGCCTGCGCCACCCGGGCCAGGGCGCCGGACAGGCCGGTCGTGATGCTGGCACTCACGCCGCGGACGGCGCCGGTGATAGAGCCGACCGCGCCAGTCGCGACCCGCCGGGTCGCCGCGAAGCCCGCCTGCACCTTGCCCAGACCAGGGATCATCCGCGCCAGGACAGTACTGGTGCCCTGCCAGGACTTGGACACGTACCCGGCGGCCTCACCGGCGATCCGCCGGGTGGATGCCATGGCCTTCCCCACCAGCTCCACCGACTGGCGGGCGCCCCGGAAACCGGCGGCGATCTTGCTGCCGAGGCTCGCGACCGCCTTGGGGATGCCGGCGGCCTTGGACAGGGCCGTACTGATTCCGGCGACCACCTGGTCTCCGACCTGCCGCCCGGCCTGCCGGGTGGCTGCCCCCCGTAGCCCCTTGGCGATGGCCTCGGGGCGCCGCGTAGGGACGGCACCAGGGAGACGTAGACGGACGCGAGCTCTACGGATTCGGTAGCGGCCTCGGCCATGTGCGCCTCCCTGGTGCTGTCTCTGTGGAGTTATTCGGTGGCCGCCGCCTGGGCGGCCTGCTTGCGGCGCCGCTCGGCGGCCCGCGCTTTGAGCCGGTCGACCCGCGACCGCTCGTACTCGGCCTGCGCCTCCGCCCGGTCCAGCCATCCGGGCTCGGGCGGTTTCGCCTCCGGCTGCCCCGGATTCGTCCGCGCGAACAGGCTGGCGATCAGGTCGCGGAGGGCGTGGATCTCCTGGTGGATGGCGCGCGTGGTGTCATCCCACGCGAGGTCACCGCCCATGCGCCGATGCAGCGTGGCCCCGGGCGGCAGCCCCTCTATGAGGACCATGCACCTGCGCGGCGACAGGAGCCCCCTATACAGGTCCAGTAGGTCCACACCGTAGTAGCGGAGCAGGTCCGCTTCGATGGCCTGCCCCTGCTCGGCGAGGAGCTGGGGCAGGCGGACTAGTTTCCCGCGCCCACGGCCTGGGACAGCTCGATGATGATGGCCGTCACTGCTGTGGTGCGTAGGCGGCCGTCGTCGTCGCGGGCGTCGTCGAGCACGGCCCGGCGGGTGGGCTCATCGGGGATGAGCGCCTCCATCAGAGGCCCCGGGAACCCCTGCCGCAGGGCCTCGAAAGCGTCGTAGTCGTCGAGCCGGTCAGGGTCGATGTCGAGGGTGCGGCCGCGGAACTCGACGGTCGAGTGCTTGCCGGTCGCCTCGCCCTTGGCTAGCCGGTCCTGCGGGGCCCTGCGGGCGCGTGCGGCAGCAGACGGCTTCTTAGGTTCTGTCATGGGTCAGTCCTCCCTGGTGATGCGGTCCTCACGGTGATGGGGTGGCCTCGTGGCCGCCGGGGAGGACCGTCCGGCGGCCACGAGGAGTCAGTCACGCGCCCCGCGGCTTGAAGTTCGGGTCGTCGGTCACGAGGATGACGTCCTCGGTGAAGGTGCCGGTGATCGTGTAGGCGGTGTCCTGCGTGCCGGACAGGGTGAAGTCGGAGCGCTCGCCGATCTCGTACTTCGGGCACGCCCACACGTAGGTGTGGCCGTTGGCCTTCGCGGAGATGACGATCGCCACCTCGGTGATGTCGTTGGCGGCGGAGAGCACGTGCCGGCTCACACCGCCGGTCTCGCTGGACTCCTTGATCTGCCACTGCAGGCCCAGGGTCTGCAGGTTGGACTGCAAGGCGACGAAGCTGAAGTCGACGGAGGATTCGGTCATCCTGGTCTTGTAGACGCGGTTGCCCTGGTGCCCGCGCCGCTTCTCCACGCTGTCGGACGGGGTGAAAACCTGCGTGTCCTGGCCGATCCAGCCGACCTCCACGAAGGCCGGGTCCATCTTGTCGATGGAGGTAGGCATGGGGGTGCCGACCGGGGCGAGAGCGACGAAATCATCGTCGCTGCCGAACTGGAGTACCTGCTCGGCGTTCAATAGTGCGTAGGTCATGGAAGTGTCTCCTGCTTGTTGTGGGGGTGGTGTTGCTTGTTGCTGTGTGGTGTGGCGGCCTTCTCGCCGTCGGCGGCGGGCGGGGCGTCGACTGCCTGCCCGGCACGGAGCAGCCGCAGCCGCTCCGACTCATGGGTGACAGCCACAACCCGGCCGATGGCGTCCACCCCGAGCGGCCGGCCGTCGACCTGGCACGGGGCAGTAATCCTCATCAGAGTCACGTAGCCTCCTCGTCGATGAGCTGGTGGCGGACCCGGATGGTCCACCGGTAGCGCCGGTACCCGGCCAGCGCGGGCGGCTCACGGGACGGCCCCGCATACTCGCTTCGGCCGATCACGCGCACACCCCCGACGGTCGGCGGCAGGTGGCGGAGCACGTGGTCGCGCACCGTGTCGGCGAGCCGCCACGCGTCCGCGTCCCCGCGGCTGGACCACGCCTCCACGGTGATGGTCGGCTCGTCGTAGGCGAGCCCGCCCGCCCCGCCGACCCGCTCTAGGTACAGGTACCGGTCGGGCCGCGGGTTGGGGTGCTCGCCCGCCCACGCCGGCACCCCAGTTAGGGCCTCCAGGTGGGCGCGCAGCCGGTCCAGGAAATCGGGGGGCGGGGTCACCGGCCGGCCCCCACAGCCTTGATGAGCACGTTGTCGTCGGCCTGCCTGCGGCGCCCCACAGGGTCACTGGTGCGGACCTGCGCGCCGTACCGGTTGACTCGCTGGGGGCGTCGGCGGGTGTGGAATCCGGGGCCGGCTGCCTGCGCGATGCGGGCTGCCCGCTCGTCGATGATCGCCTGGACCTTCGGGTGGTTGAGCACGGCCCGGACACCCGGACCGGACATGACCACCTTGACACCGTCACTCATTGGGCGTGCCCCCATCTGCGGCAGGAGACCTGGATATTGGATACGGCCCCGGTCGGGGACGTGTTGGCGGCGGGCTCGCCGACGATCACCCAGTCGGTCCCGGGATCGTCGGGGAACCGGAGCCTGCACGCCCCGGTAACCGGCGCGCCGGGGTTGAGGTACACGGTGCGGGTGCCGAGGATCGTATCCAGCCCATCCGAGGAGGATTGGGCGGGCGCCCCCATCTCCCAGATGCACGGCACCATGGCCTCGGTGGTGGTGCCCCAGTCGAGCACCTCGTGGCCCCGCTCGATGCGGGTTCCCGGCGTGACGATGGTGACCCGCTGGCGGGCGAACGACGGCAACATGCGTGGCCTCCTCTATGCCCAGTTTTGGAGCCGGTATGGGGCGAGCGCCTGCATGTCCTCCCCGGTCATGGTGAGGCCGGACCGCCCCCAGGTGACGGAGACCTGCCCGGCCTGCTCGCGGGTGGCCCCCATGGGGGACGCGAGCACGGCCAGCACCTGGGCGGTGACGACGCCGGCCAGTGGCGGGCACGTCTCCCACCCGTGCCGCACCGCCACCTGGACGGCGCGGAATCGGTCTGGGAAGCGGCCGCGGCGGAGCCGGATCATGCCCGCCCCGGACCAGTCCCACAGGGCCGGGTCCACTACCTCGCCGTCGACGGTCAGGTCGGCGGCGGACAGGAGCCTGCCGGTGGGCAGGCTGAGTGACTGGCCGCCCTCGCCGTCGAGGAGCATGGTCTCCTCGACGACGGGGGCGATGTGCCAGCCCGCCCACGCCCTCGCGGCTTCGGTGGCGGCGTCGAGGAGCACCTTGATGCGCGGGTCACCGTCTGCGACTTGCCCGCCGGATGCGGCGGCAATGTCTGCCGTGGTCAGGATTGGCGGCGCGCTCACAATGATGCCCCCTCGGCGACTACTGGTTGGTGGCGGTTGGGCGGCGACGGCGGGACGGCTTGACCGCCGCCTCCGGCTCGGGCTCCGCCTCCGGCTCGGGTGCGGCGGGCTCGGCCTGGTGCCGGCCGAGGCGCGCCTCGACGTCGACCAGGCCGAGCGCCTGCGCATCCTCCAGCCGGTACCGGACACCACCCACGGTGACCATTACGTGCCCAGCCATCAGGCTGCCTTGACCAGGCAGAGGCGGTTGGGCCGCCAAATGACCACGCCCGCACGCAGCTCAGCACGCACGTACACAAGGTTCCGCTGTGCGAAATCCTTGTGCTGGTTGAACGCGGTCACGGCAAGGCCCTCACGGTCGAGCAGCTGCACCTGCTTGAAGTCACCGACGAGCGCCTGACCGGCCGGGATCTTCTCCGACGCGATCACCGGCACACCCCACAGGGTGCCAGGGCCGGTACCGAAGGGACCCTGGCCGTAGAAGCGGCCGGTGGTGTCCTGCAGGAGGTCGATCTCCTCCTGGTCCTCCGGGTTGAGGAGGACGGCGGTGGTGACGCCGCCGACACGCTGCACGCGGCCCTTGGCGCGGCGCACGGCCTTGACCAGGCCCATCGTGTCGGCGCCGTCGGGGTTGACCTCCTGCACGCCACTGGTGGCGAGGATGCCGGTGGGCTCGCCGGTGCCGGTGCCGTTGAGCACCTTGTCCTCGATCACAGAGTCCAGGTTGTACGCCAAGCTGGTCTGCATGTAGGAGGCGAACGCGGGGCGTCGGAGAGCAGCTGGTTGGTGACGACGAAACCGTCCGCGAAGGTGTACGGGCGGGCGTCAGCCAGCGTGGTGGTCATGTCGGAGGTCGGCTTGAGGCCGTCATCCGCACTGGTGGCCTCCTCCACAATCGCCGCGTTGTTCGTGACGCCGGTGATCTGCACGTAGTCGAAGGGGCCGGACATGCGGCCGCGACCGATGACGTCGAGCAGGGTCAGCGGGCGGCGGTCCACCATGTCGACGGTCGGGTACCGGTCGACGGTCGGGTGGCTGATCGGGGTGCCGAGCACGGCCCCGTCGGCCTTCCTGTTGGCCAGGAAGTCGGCCATGTCGCCGATCTTGACGCGAGGCATCGACAGTGGGGTGCCCTCACCCAGGCCGGCCGGGTTCGCCTTGCGGAACGCCTGGTAGGCGTCGGAGCGGATGTACCGGTCGCCCAGGTCGCGGGCCTTGGTGCGAGTGTCCTCGCCGGGCTCGTAATCGTCGACGGCGTCGGCATCGTTGGTCTTGGCGATGGCGGCGAGGGCGGCCTTCGCATCCTTGGCGCCCGCGATACGGGCGTCCAGGGCCTTCACCTCGGCCACGGCGTCCTCCACGGCCTTGATCTGCTCGTCGGTGACGTCCGCGCCGGCGGAGGTCATGATGTTCTGCGCGTCCAGGGCGGCCTTGACGGCGGCCTCGCGCGCCTCGGTGAGCGTAGCCATCAGGCTGCGTCTCCCTTCTCCCCCACCGTGGTGAGGGCTCGTATCTGTTGGGTGAGTCGCGCGACGGCCTCCGCCCGCGACTGGGCCTTGCCGCCGCATGTGGCCTCGGCCCCTTCGCGGGTGTTGTCGTCGGCTGCCCCCTTCTCGGGGGTGGTCTGGTGGGCGAGGAGCGCCCGGACGGCCGCTACCTCTCCGGGCGTGAGGGCATCCGCGACGGCGGGGGTCTTCACGTCCTCAATGCTGGTGTCCTGGTTAGCGCCGACCGGCACCACGGACACCTCGTACAGCTTCAAATCGCGCAATTCGCGCGCCTCGCTGCCGTCGGAGAGTTGGATGGTGCCGGAGTCGCGGATGTCGAACGCAAAGCTCATCTGGGCGACGGCCCCGGCACGCAGTAGGTCGCGGACGCGCTGGGCCTTCGGAGCATCCGGGTAGAGGCGGGCGTCGACTTTCAGGCCGTGGTCGTCCTCCATGGCGGAGCGGAGGTCGCCGATGAAATAGTCGGGGTCGTCCATGCGGTGCCCCCACAGGACGGGGATCGGCCGCCCAGACTCCTCCCACTCCTTCAGCGTCTTCGCGAATGCGCCCTTTTTGACGACGTCGCCGTAGGAGTCGGGCTCCCGCGTGAACGTGGACGCGTAGCCGGTGAACCCGGGCTCGCCGCCACTATCTGTGCCGTCGGAGAGCTTGACCGGGACGGTAATGGTTTTCGTGAGCATACCTATGCCTGTCCTAGATGGTGAGGTTGACGGAGCAGTTGCAGCCGGCGCACTCGTCCGCGCCCAGGCTCGGATCACCCGGCCACGTCAACCCGTTAGAGAAGGTCTCGCCCTGGGGGACGGTCTCCCCGTCCAGGGCCGCATGAGACGGGCGCGGATTCGGGCCGGCAACCCAGGTTTTGGTGCCCTGCCCGGGGGCGGCCTGCCTGCCCGCTTCTAGGACCGCCCAGGCGACCATCGCGGCCGCGAATGCGTGCCCGCCCGCCCCCGTACGCTGTGCCTCGGCACGGTCAAACACCGTGGCGGGGTCGGTGTCGGCGGCGAGCGCCTGCTCGATCTGCGCCCGGGTGGCGTCGTTGACCCACTGTGCGCGGGCTCGGGTGACGGCTGCCAGGTAGGCGCGCGTCCGGGGCGTGGACCACACGCCGTCAGGGTCGAAGCCGAGCCGCTGGCACGTGTCCGGGCCGACCTCGGCGACGATCTCGGCGGCCAGGGCGTCTAGATCCTCGGCCAGCTCGCGGTTCCACCGGTCGGTGTCCCACCAGTCCGCTGCCTTAGCGCCGAGGGCGGACAGGACGGCTCGACGCTGCCGGGCGAAGTGGCGGGTGAGGACGGCGGCCGCCCGGTCGGGCCACTCGCCTTCCATGCCGCGGGCCTTCACCTCACGCCCGCCAGCCTTCACGGCCGGGGAGGGCGCCGCCGCCTGATTCTGTACCCCACTATCCGTGGGGGATGTCTGCCCGCCGACGAGCACGTTCAGCGGCGTCACCAGGTCATCCCCGCCGTCAATCGCCGGCAAGTTGGCCTTCGCCCTGGCCTCGTTGCGGGTCAGCCACGGCGCGCCGGTCGCGGTCTGCAGGTTGCGGGCCTGCTCCTCGAAGCTGCCGCGCAACTTGGCGTCAAGGTTGGCCTCAATGTAGAGGCGCCTGCCGTCGCTGTACCGGTCGGCGAGCGGGGAGAGAGCCTGCTCCCACACCGCAATGTAGGGGCCCAGGTAGTCGCGGTACAGGGACTCTCTCATTGACTCCATGTTGGAGTAGGTGCCCTGCCGGATACCGAGCAGCTCGGGCGCGATGTGGTAGGCGGTGCACACCTCCACGTCGGTCAGCTGCCGGGCCTCCAGGTCGTCAATATCGGTCGGCTTGTACGACCGGTCGTGCCACTCCATGCCATCGTCAAGCAGCGCCGTACCACCGGCACGCTCACCGTCCCGCTCCAGTGCGCGGAGCGACTCCAAGAAGTTGGCGCGGGCAGTACGCGACGGCCACGGAGTATCGCGGCCGACCCAGCCGGTGTGCCGGGCGGCGCGGCGCATCACGGTACGCCGGTACTCAACCGCCTCGGCGGCCTCCTCCAGGAGGGCCGTCAATGTGAGGATCGGTGAGGTGCCCCGCCCGGATGACTGGGCGTAGCCGACGTCGAGCAGGAAGTCGGCGGGGTCGAGGTCGCGGGTGGTGCCGTCACCACGGGTGACCCGTACCGCGGTCACGAGATCCAGGCCGTCAGTCCGGAGCCGGAACTTGCGGGGAGGGATCCGCACGAGCTGCGGCCCGTCCTCACCGTCGACGATCATTGCCGCCCACCGGTCATACAGCAGCCCGTCAATCAACAACCGCTCCCAGAACCGGCGGGGCGTCTGCCCCACCGCGTGGGAGGGGCGAGCCACCAGGGCGGCTAGGGCGCCGTCGGTGACGCGGGGCCGGTCCGTGTCAGACCGGCGCTCATACACGTGCAGCGGAATGCTGGCGATGTTGGCGGCGATGAACGACACCACCTTGCGGACCGCAGGCTGCCGCCGCCAAATACTAGCGATACTGGCGGCGCTGGTGCCGCCGTCGTAGTCAACGAGCGGGATACCCGGGTCGGCAACGTCGAGCACGGCGGCGTGCCGGTCACCCGTCACCGCCCCGGCCAGCTCCCCCAAAGACTGAAATACGGCCACGGGTCACACCACCTGCACGTAGGAGACAGGCAGCGGCACCACGAGCACGCCGTCAAGCGGCGCCTCCCGGCCCGCGACGGCCACGTGGGCGAGGACAAGGGCGTGCCGGGTGACAGCCTGCAGCTCACCGCGGGCGGCCTCCCCGTCCACGGGGACGACGACGGTCCGGCCCTCCCAGGCGCGCAGCGTCCTCCACACAGCAAATCACCCCTATAAGCGATAGTTATGAGAGCGGGAGTGGGCCGTCCTCATAGACGGACGGCGACTCCGGCGCGTTAGTCAGTAGGTCCCACAGGGCCTCGGTGGCCGCGATCAGCGGCGCCGCATCCTGCGGACTGTTGCGGCGGTCCCAGTACCAGCCGTCCCCGTAGTAGCGCTGCGCGGCCGTGTGCGCGGCCAGATTGAGCGCCTCCTGCCCCCGGTGCGCCAGCGGCGGGATACGCTCTGACGCGTCAGGGGACGCCGCGAGCACCCGGTCATACAGGAGCCCGCACCCGATCCCCAGGTCCCCGCCCTGCCACGGCACGACCGTGAGACCGTCGACCTCGGCCAGCACATCCACGAGCACGGACGCCGGGCACGCCTTCGCCTGGACAACTACCCGCGCCGGATAGTCCTCATCCACGAAGCCCCGGAACCACTCGGGCAGCCAGTCGGCCCACCCCTGCCCGGGGCGGGCCGCGACAATCTCCACCTGCGGCCGGCCGTCCGCCCGCACGCCAGCGGCGGCGACGTAGGCGGCGCTACGGTCCACGGACACGTCCACCGCGTAGGTCACCGGCGCCTCATCCGGGATCACCCCCACCGGATCAGTACATGCGTCCCACACACCATCCGGGAACGGCCCCTCACGCATGGTCGTGACCCACTGGCACAAGCACTCGGTGCGGAACACGGGCTCCGGGTCGGTGGCCTCAGCGGACGCGAGCGACCCCTCGGCAATCGTGTACCCGAGCGACGGGTTCGCCTCAGCCCACCCGTCCCTGTCCGACGTCGCCCGCCCCGGGGCGGCAGACCACTCGAAGAGCCCGATCCCCGAGTCCTCGCCGCCACCCATAGTCACCACGGTCTCGTCAGCGTTGACCCCATCCGGGTCACCGAGACCCGCATGCGCCTTCCTCCGTAGCGTCATCAGCACCACGGACGCGTCATCGCCCGCGTTGGACAGTGTCCACGTCTGCGCCTTCGGCCGGGCTATCGTGGTCTTCGTGACCGCACCCCACGCGTCCCAGTTCGTGTGCTCGCGCAGCTCGTCCAGGATGATCAGGTCACCGGACAGGCCACGCGCACCCTTACGGGACGACGCCTTCACCTTGTACTTGGACTTGGCGCCGCCATAGTCGATTTCGAGGGCCTTCTTGCCGTTCGTCCTGTTCACGTTGGTGACGGCGGCAGCCAGCTCGTCCACGGACTCGGCGATATCCACGCACCCCGACCACAGCTCCTCGGCGATATCGAGATCCTGCGCCGTACCAATCAGCAGGCCAATACCGAGCACGTACATAGCCCACAAGCTGAGCACCTGCGCGAACGTCGACTTCCCGTTTTGTCTCGCCACCAGCAGGAGCACGGTCCGGTAGCGGAGCCGGGCACCGGCGGCGTCGACCTCCAGGGCACGAATCGCCAACTCCTGCTCCCACGGCAGCAGCCGCATCCCCAGCACGTCGTGCGCAAACTCGATCAGCGAGTACCCGTAGGACGTGTCTGGGGTCAGCTCGCGTGCCGCCGGGGTGCAGACGCGCGGCGTCGACCTGCCGAACCTGGTAGCGCCGGGGATCCGCAGCGGGCACTCCTCATGGGCGCGCCGCATCCAGTCGTCGAAGTAGGTGCCCTCGGGGCTAGACGGCTCGGAGGTTCGCGGTGCCCTTGCGGAGCGTTTCAAGCCGCCCATTGTTGGCCTTCTTGTCCTTCTTCTCCCACGCGGCCCGCATCTCCGGCGTCAGCCCGAGCCCCGCCGCCGTCTTCAAAAACAGCGACTCGGAGACGTTGTCGAAGCGGCCGTCCTCCACGATCGGGAAGTACGGGTCGTCGAGCCGGGCGGCGAGGCGCCGGAGCAGGGCGACGGCGGCGGCGTCAGCGTCGGTCAGCCATGACGCGCCCGCGAGCGCCCGCTCGACGGCGTCGACCATGCTGTCGGCCTTGTCCATTGGTACTCCTTATGTCCGCGCGACCCGGCCTGCCTCACGGGGAGGGGGAGCCCACTCCCCGCCCCCACCTGGCCGCCTGGTCACGGTTCGGTAACCTGGACGCCCCTACCCCCTGGTGCGGGGCGGCGCGCCTAGGATCGGCGGTGTGCGCCGTCGCGTCCCCGTTGCGGCGGCATCCCAGGATTGAGGAGGACCGGCATGTCGCTGCCGAACCAGAATATTGAGACCTACACGCGTAGTGGTTGTGTGGGGTGCTGTGTGTGTGAGGGTGGTAGCCGGAAGGTTGCGCGGACGGCTGTGTTGTGGACCTTGGGTATCTGCACGGCGGGATTGGGGCTGCTGGTGCTGCCGTTCTCGAAGTCGTGCGTGTACTGCGGCCACAATAAGTTCATGAATGCTCATTCGCCGCATGCGGCTGCGTGAGGCTCCGCTTCCGTGGTGCTCCCCAGTTTCGGGATTGGTTGCCGATGCTGGGGAGTGCCGCGCGTTTAACGCCTTTGGCCCGGTTGCAGTCTTGGTGGACGACCATGAGGTTGGCTGGGTCGAGGCGTAGCTCGGGGTGCGTAGCCCAGGGCTTGATGTGGTCGACGCTGGGTGCGTCGCCTGCGTTGGGGTTGCGGGTGTTCCAGTTGATTGGCTGTCCGCAGATCCCGCACGGTTTGTCTTGGTCGCGGGCTCGGACTTGGGCGGCGATGCGGCGCCAGGTGCGGGAGTCGCGGCGGAGCCGCCCCGGCTGGGCGGGGTTCATCGGCGCCGTCGGGGTTGGAATTGGTTGCCCCATTTGCGGATCTCGTCCTGGGCTCGGCGTTGCAGCTCGAGCGCGGGGTGGGGGATGGGCTCGCCTTTGGGTCCCTCGACTATGAGCCCGTCGGATTGGATCGCTCGGGTGGCGGCGCGCTCTACCGCGACCTGGCTGCAGTAGGCGTCGAGTGCTGGCCCGGCGATGCTGTCGTCGCCGTAGGTGTCGATGACTTCTTGCCAGATGGTGGCTACGTCGTCGGGTAGGTGTGTGGGTGGTGTGGGTGTCATCGGCGGCCTGTCTGTGGTGGGGCGCCGACGTGGCTGATGTGTCCGACGGCGATGGGCAGGGATGGTTGTACGGCGTCGATGCCGTCGATGTCGACGTTGGGGACGCCGTGGTCGCGGCGGTCGGTCTTGTCGACCGTGGCGAAGACGGCGTCGGCGAACGCGTCGAAGAGCCGACACCGGTCGGGGTCGTCCGTCATTTCGAATTGCTCGATGCGTGGGTTGAGGTTGAGGTTCATGCTCGTGGTGATGAGCACGTTCCACGCATCGTTGCGGATGGTGACGAATTTGGCGTGTGATTTGGTGGCGCGGATGTTTTCCGCGCCGAAGACGCTGGCGACGTCGACGGCGTTGGCCTGGCCGCGTTTGCGCCCGTTGTCCATCACGAAGCGGATGGACAGGAGCCTGCCGGAGTCGCGGAAGCGCTCGGCGGCTTCGATGTCGTAGAAGCCTGCGGACCATGTGCTGATGGTGACGTGGGCGGGTCCGGTGATGTGGAGGGTGGCGTCGATGAGGTCGAGGAGGCTGAATTGGCCCATGGTGAGGCCGCAGATGTCGACGCCGTGGGTGAAGCCTTGGATTGTGTCGGCCGCGTTGGCGGTTTTGCTGTAGCGCGCCCTGGTGGTGCGGGTTGGGCGGGTGTGTGCGGTGGGGGTGTTATTGTTGTGCATGTCGCCGACCTTCGGGGGTTGGTGGCCATGGCCCCGGCGTGTTGGCGCACGCGCGGGGCCGCTTGTTTCTTACGCCGCTAGTTTAGCGGGTTTTCCGTGCATTTTCAACGTTTGCGCCCTCTTTGGCACTCCCCGTTTTTGGGCGTACGGGACGCCCATTCCGTGACAGGGGTAGGTTATCACAGGGCGCGGCAATGTGGGTGTTAGGTGATGTCGCGCGGCACGTAGTCGATGCTCACGTTGTAGCCCTCGGCCATTAGGCACAGGGCGAGGATGCCGACGCAGGCGCGGTGTTCGCGGGCGGTCATGTCGAGGCCGGCCCGTTTGGCCTGCTCGTCTGTTGCGTAGACGCTTAGGGTGACCTCGTCGGGGTCGGGCTGGCCTGCGAGCTCGTCGAGGGTGGCGGTGAGGGTGGCGGTGACCCATGCGGCGCGCTTGTCGATGATGGCCCAGGCGGCGGCGGGGGCAGTCGTGCTTGTGGACCAGTCGCGGACGGACCGGGGGTTGACGTCGAGGGCATCTGCGAGGTCGCTTACGGAGACGCCGAGCGCTTCGCGCATGGTGCGGAAGTGTGCGGGGGTGCGGTGGTCCGGGTTGAGTCTGGGCACGGGAGACTCCTTGTGGATAGTGGGGCGCCCCGCCCTGCGCCCTGCTGGTGGCTGGTGGCTGGGCGGGGCGCCGAGGTCAATTGGAGGTGTGGGTGGCGATGAGTTTGCGGGCCGACTCGGCGGCGCCGAGTCCGAGGGGCTCGTCGGTGTCTCCTGCGTACCAGCGGGCGATGCTGCCGTCGCGGTAGAGCGCCATGGTCATGGTCCCGGCGCCCGCGGCGTCGAGGAAGATCTTGTGTGCACTCACGTAGCGGCCGCGGTGTGCGCGGAGGATGCCTTCGACGTTGCGGACGGCGTCGAGGTGCTGGCGGGTTACGGTGATGGGCTGCATAGCTATTGGCCCCTTTCTTGGGCTCATCTCGGTGGGCTTGTTCCCTCCCGACACCCCAATTCTATGACACCCGCTCTCGGATGTCAACCGTGTGGGCTATGCGGCTTCGCGTTCGCGTTTTTTCATGTCGCGCTTGTGTTTGTCTACGCGGGCGTTGAGGCTGCCCAGGTTGACGTCGCGCTTGTCTGGTGCCTTGGGTCGGCTGGTGACTTCGCCGCGGTGGATCCATTGGCGGAGGAGGTCTGCGCTGATGGTGGGGTGCAGGTCTCTTGCCTCTTCGCGGGTTACCCACGCGTCGGCGTCGTCCGTGGTGGTGATGGTGTGGTGTCTGGTGGCGTCGATGATGTCGCCGTCGGGGTACCACTGCTGGCAGTTGGTGCATTGGCGGCTGTCGGTGAGGCCGCGCCGTGTGGCGGCCTGTTGCAGTTGGCCGCCGCATGCGGGGCAGCGGTGGTCGGGGTCGGTGGCGTCGGCGTGTCCGGTGGCGGTGGCGACGCGGGCATAGATGGGCTGTAGCTCGTCCAGGAAGTCTGCCCATTCGTTTGGGTGCTGCGCCTCGGCCTGGGGTGCGATGGTGGCGAGCCAGGTTAGGGCGCGGCGTCGCCGGTATCGGCGTATGCGGGCTTGCTTGTGGAGCGTCTGCCTTTTGTCTGTCTGGGGGAAGCCGGGGTACCAGGTGGTGAAGAAGTCGGCCCAGATGGTTGCCCAGGTGCGGATGCCGGCGGCGGTGCGGGCGTCGGCGGGCTCATCCTCACTGTCGACGCGGATTCCGAAGGGCACCTGCCCGGCGGTGTCGCCGGGGTGGGCGGGGTTGGGGCGTGGGCTGCGCGGCTGGCCCCTGCCCTGCTCCAGCTCGCGGAGGAGGGGCAGCCATTGGGCTAGGTCTGTGAGCATGCGTGCGGGTGTGGTCATTGGCTGGTCCTCCTGGTGCTAGTTGAGGTGCAGGCCGCCGGGGGCCGGCTTGGCGGTGACGCGGGTGGTGATGATGGCGTCGCGCTCGGGTAGTGGCGTCCGGAGGCGGAGCGGCTTCCCGGTGGGCATCTGCTGGATGTCGTCGAGGCCGTTGATGGCGGCGAGGAGCGTCTCGACGATGCAGTGGGTCTCGGTGTTGATCCTGGCGACGATGTCGTCTCCGCCGTTGGGGGTCGGGTCGGTGAATGTGAGGCGGGCTTCCGCCTCCCAGGGTGTGGTGTAGTCGGCGTCGACGGTGATTGTGATGCGCATGGTTTACCTTTCTGCGAGTAGGTCCAGTAGTGCTGTGATGTAGTGGTAGGCGTTGTCGCGGAGCTCGCGCTCGGCCTCCCGGCGTTCGCGGACGGACAGGGATGGGGCGGTGACGCGGGCTACGAGGGTGGCGGCTTGGTGTGCCCGGGCGGATGAGCCGAGGGTGACGGCTGGCCGGATCTCTGGCGTGGGGTGAATGGGGCTGTAGGGGTTGTCGTAGGTCACTGCTCCTCCTGAGTGGCGGGCTGGTAGGTGGCGGCGAAGATGCCCGGCTTGCACGGGTAAAACTCGCCTTGGACGCCTCGGATCACGCAGTCGCCCCAGTCGACGGTCATGTCGCCCTCCAGGGTGTGGATGACGAGGTTGCCGTCGTCGTCGCGCTCGGCGCTGGCCGCGTCGCCTATCCAGTCGAGGATGTCGAGCGCGCCGGCGAGGCTGCCGTCGTATTGGATGGCGTCGATGGTGACGGGCTTCTTGGTGTATTTGCGTGGCTGGTTCACTTGTGGTTCTCCTGGGCGTGGTTGACGATGGCGTGTGCGGTAGCGAGGGTGTTGTGGGTCACTGGTCCTCCTGGCTGGTGAGGTCGTCGAGGGTGTTGGTGAGCTGGTGGGCGGCTTCGAGGATGTCGCTCCGGCGGGTCGTGGCGAGGGCCGAGTCGTAGCCCTTGCGGCGGATTGCGTCGCGGTAGGCGCGGACGGCGCCGGTCAGGGGGGTGAGGATCTTGTCGGGGATGAGTACGGCGGTGTCGTCGGTGATGGTTACGTCGTCGTCGGGGGCGCACAGGTAGAGGCCGCCGCGGTCGTCGGGGGCGTCGTCGAGGTGGATGCGGACAAGGCATTCGGTGGATTCGACGTCGGCGACCAGGTGGGCGTTTCCGTGGGATACGACGCGCATTCCCGGGTGCACGTGAATTGCGGGAATGTCCCGTGTCGTGACCATTCTGTGGCAGTGCGCGTCGACGAGGCCGGGCGTGTCGTCGTCGGCGGCCTGGTCGGTGGCGAGCTCCTGGGCGTAGGCGATGTGGCCGATGGCCTGGTTGAGGGTGTCGCAGGCCTCGATGAGGGTTTCGAGGGCCCGGAGGAGGGCGTCGCGGGTGCTGTTGATGGCGGCGGCGAGGTCGCCGGTGCTGGTGGTGGTCATGGTGGGTGTGTTCCTCTCAGGTTTGTACCGGGCTTTGTTTTGGGGTCTTGGCGGGCCGATCTTGGGCCGACCCTTACCGGGGTAGGGGCGGGGCGTTTTCTCCCCGCCTAGGGGGCAGCCGCGCAGGATTTGGGCATGTTCCGTCCCGGCGGCCGCCCCCAGGGTCGCGGGCGGTGTCCTAGAACGGCACGCTCTCGGTGCTGCCGCCCTGGGTGGCCCACGGGTCGCCGGAGGCGCCTCCGGCGGGGGCGTCCCAGCCACCCCCGCCCTGCTGCTGGGGCTGCCCGCCGGGCTGGCCCTGCTGGCCGCGGGGCGCGTTCCTGGTCACCTGCGCCCTGGCGTAGCGCAGGGAGGGGCCGATCTCGTCGATCTGCATCTCGATCACCGACCGGTCCTGCCCGTCGCGGGTCGTGTACCGGCGCTGCACGAGGCGGCCGGTGGCGATCACGCGCATCCCCTTGCGCAGGGACTCGGCGGCGTTCTCGGCGGCCTCCTGCCACAGGGAGCCGCGCAGCCACAGGGTCTCGCCGTCGACCCACTGGCCGGTGGCCTGGTCGTAGCGGCGGGGCGTGTCCGCGATCGTCAGGGATGCGACGGCCTTCCCGGACGGCGTGAACTTCAGCTCGGGGTCGGCGGCGAGGTTGCCGGTGATGGTGACGGTGTTGTGCGCCATGGTGGTTGCTTCCTTTCGGTGGGGTTCTGCGGATTGGTTGGCGTGTTGGCGGTGCCAGGCGGCTTGCTCGGCGTCGTGCTCGGCCCACATCGCCCGGATGCTGCGGGCTCTGGGCGCCATGCGGGCGAGGTCCTCGGGGCGGTACAGGATCGGGCTCACCGGGGGATCCCCTTGCGGGCGGCGATGGCCGCGAGCACGGCGCGGGCCTTCTCCGGGCCCACGAGGTTGTCCATCGCGATCTCGGGCGGGGGCGGCTGCCGTCCGATGGCCTGCCACGCCAGGCGCTCGGCGTCGGCGCGGTCGTGGCCGGTGCCGATGGCGCGCCGGGCCGCCACCAGCCACCGGTTCGCCGTGTCGGGCTCCCGGTCGAGGCCTGCGGGGCGGAGCGGCCCGTGGGCGTCCTCCTCGGCCCTGATCCGCTCCGAGCGGCCCTTGCGGATCGCCTGGGCGAGGTGCTCGACGTTGATCTGCCAGGCCCGGCCCGCGTCCTGCCAGGCCCGGATCGCCGCACGGCAGGCGGGCCGCAGCTCGCCGGTGTCGGGGCCGCCCGGCACCTGGTCGTTGAGGTAGTCGGCCCACACGGGGCCCTGGGCGTCGCGGGCTGTGGTGGCTCCGGCGGCGACGAGGTAGGTCACGGCGTCGGCGGCGTCCCTGGGGGTGATCATGCTTGGCCTCCTGCGATGAGTCGCAGCGCGTCGCCCTGGGGGTTGGCGGCCTGCTGCTGCCGGGTGATCTGGTCGGCTTGGGCTCGCATGTCGGCGAGCACTTGGGCCTGGTTGCGGTAGCCCTGCTGGCGCTGCTGGCGGGCGTCGGCGTCGTCCTGGCATCTCCTGGCCCAGGTCTTCCAGGTGCGGGTCCAGCTGGCCTTGCGGCCCCTGGCTCCGGGGGTGGATAGCCAGTAGTCGCGGAACTTTTCGACTTCGCGGTCGGTGGCGGCGGCTGGGCACTCGGCCCTGGTCCAGGCCACGAGGTCGGGGGGCGGCTGCCAGTCCTCCGGGAGGCGGGTGCCGTGAGCCGTCGAGGCCTTCGGCTTAGGTGCCGGTGCGTCGACGTCGAGCATGCCGTCGGCGCCGTCGTCGTGGGGGGGGGCTCACTCCCCGCGTCAGCGGGGAGTGAGGGGGAGTTCCCCTGTTCCCCTGTTCCCCTGTTCCCCTGTTCCCCTGTTCCAGGCGGCATCTCGCCGCAACTTGCCGCAGCTTGCGGCGGATTGGCGGGGTCGGAGAGTTTTTCGCACCATTCCGCCGGTTTCCCTTCGGCTGATGCAGGGAACTTCGAGACTTTATCGTCCCGTGTCCTTTGGTGCTTCTCCCACGATGGAATCTCGAAGAAGCCGCGTCCCGCGACCTCGTAGAAAACCACGCCGTAAGTTGCGGCAACTTGCCGCAAGACGCCGCGGATGTCCGCAAACTCCCCACGAGACAGCACACTGATGTCGTCGTTGGGGAAGATCGCGCCTTCTATCTCCTTGAGGTTGCAGGTGCCATGCCCGGTGTCGTCAGCGCAGCACCACAGGCCGATATAGGCCAGGCGGGCCACTGCCGACGCCTTGGCGGTGTCTGGCGAGTCGAAGAACTCCGGCTTGATCGTTCGAATCCTCATGATCCCGCCTCCGACGTGTCGGGTGTGGTGATCGGGTACAGGGGCAGGATGCGGATCCCGCCCCGCTCCCTCCGCCACAGGCCGTGCTCGACCAGCTGCTCCGCGTCCAGGTCGTCGGCGTACATGTCGACGATCACGTCAGGCACGTACCAGTCCGTGCACTGCTCCTCGGCCCACAGGAGGCACTGGAGCCAGGCGGCGAGGGCGCCGCTCGTGCACGCGGCGATGCCCGGGTGGGTCAGTACGCGCGTGGGGATAGTGACCATGCTGCTCACGGCTGCTCCTCGGTGTCGTGGAGGGTGTGGGCGAGCCAGGCGGTGGCCGTGGTGGCGACCTGTAGTAGTGCGTCCGCGAGGTCCTCGTCGTGATCTGCGGGAGTGTCTGCGACCATGCCCACCTGCGTGATCAGCCAGTCGGCCCGGTCGTCGTCCGACATGTCCGGGCGGTACGGGGAGACCTTGTGGGCGCGGCGGTACTCGGCGCGCACCAGCTCCCATACGGTGCGGATCGAGACGTTGAGGATCTCGGAGATCCACCAGGCCGCCCAGGCCGCGGTCCTGACCAGTCCGCTCTGCCGGGTCGGCGCCCATGAGGTGCTGCATGCCTGCCCGGCAGCGGCGGCGAGGACGCCGATGCTGTAGGCGCGGTGGTGTCCGGGCGGGGCGGGGAGGTCTCCGGGCCAGTGCCGGAGGGTGTGGTCGATGGCCCGGTCGAGCGTGTCGGATGGTGCGCTGGTGGCGGTCATGATGCCTCCTCGGGTGTGGTGATGGTGGTCGCCCAGGTGGTGGCGTGCATGGCCAGCGCTATGAGGGCGCCGGCGCGGCCCTCAGTGAGGCGGGCGACCTGGCCGAGCGCGTCCACGAGCACGCCGAGCCGCTCGGTGTCCGCCCACGGGGCCAGGACGTCCAGCGTCCGGCTGGCCCGGTCGTAGGCGTCACGGATGGCCTGCACGGGGTCCGTGACGCCCTCATCGGCCGCCCACAGGACGCACCGGTAGGCGAGGCAGTCGAGCAGCCACCGCCTGTGTGCGAGGGCTACTGGCGTGCGCGGGCTGCGGATCGCCCCGGACCGCTCCCGGGCGGTGAGCCCGTCGGCGACCTGCCCCACCAGGGCGGTGATGTCCGCCAGGCCGTGGGGGATGGGTCCGCGTGGCGGCGGGAGCGTGAGCGGGCGTAGTGCGGCGTCCAGCGGGTGGCTCATGACTCCACCTCCGCGTCGGGGTCTGCTGCGAGCTGCTGCACGGCCCACTCGACCTCGGCGGGCGTGGGGCGCCCGCCCTCGCGTGCGAGGCTGTCGGTGAGCTGGTAGGCGGCGGTCTCGTGGATCTCGGGGTAGTACTCCCAGACCTCGCCGCAGTGGCGGGTGCGTAGGTCGCGGGTGTAGTCCGCGGCGAGGACCTGGATGGCGGCCCAGTAGGAGGGTGATCCGATGGGGGCGCTCATGCCTGCGCCTCCTCTGCGTGGTCGTCGTCGGAGAGGAGGCCCGGCCACTTGTCGCGGGGGTCCGGCACCGGGGCGGGGGCGCCAGGAGAGCCCATGAGGACCGGCATGATGAGTGCGATCGTGTCATCGCCGAGCGTGATGACGGTGGGGCGGCGGTCGCCGCCGGACGCCCAGATGGCGGCGGCCTCGACGTCCTCGGCGGTACCGAGTAGGCCGGCCAGCTGGCGGGGGTCGTAGCAGGTAGGGCCGTCAGTGGCGGCGGCGGTGGTCTTGCCCCACAGCTTGTCGAGGCCCGGCCACTCGTCGAGGGGCCGCACCTTGCCGGTGACGGTGACCTCGGTGTCTCCGTGGATGGTGGCGTGGATGTGCTCGCCGTCGTCGCTGGCCCGGAGGCTGACTGTCCAGTCCTTGGCGGGGTCGTCCTTGGTGATCCACGCCTCCTCGTAGTCGGACTCCGCCACCGGCACGGGGTCGGGGATGAGGCGGCGGGCGGCGGTGAGGGTCTCGGCGGGGATGACGGCGTCGAGGCTGGCGTTGTCGGCGTCGAGCGGGTGGCGGGTGCGGATGACCCGGTACCGGTCGCTGGCCTCCATGAGCAGGTGCTTGCCGTCGGCCCAGGCGTGCACGCAGTGCAGGGCCGGCGTCTCTAGCGGGTCGGTGGAGACGGCGGCGGTCGCGCGGTCGGTGAGGCGGGCGAAGGTGCGGGCGGGGATGGTCACGGTCATGGCTGGGTCTCCTCTGTGAGTAGGTCGAGCAGTCCGCCGTCGTCGGCGGGCACGGTGGTGTGGTTGCGTCGCCAGGCATGGGCTAGGCGGGTGCGCCAGCACTGCCCGCCGGTGAGGGACTGGCTGGCGTGGCGGGTGCCGCACGAGGGGCAGCGGGTCGCCGCTGGCGCGGGGTGGGCGAGCAGGCGGGCTACGGCGTCGACCTTGCGGGCCGTGCGCTCCCCGTCGCCGTCGCCGTTGTGGGCGGGGCGGTTGAGGCCGCCCGCCTGGATGGCGAGGGCCGCGAGGGCCGCCTCGGTGTCGGTGATCTCGGCTCCGGCCTGGAGCTTGATAAGCGCCAGCCGGATAGGCGGGGCGTGCCGCTCAGGCTCAGACAGGACGGTCACGTGGTGGTCCCAGTGGTTGGAGGCGGCAGAGTCGCGCGTGTATACGCCGTTGCGGTCGGGGATGCCGTAGTTGAGCTCCCGGCAGTCGTGGCAGTAGGCGAAGGTCTGCGAGGCGCTCATGCGGCCACCTGCTCGTCCGCGTCGTCCTCGTCGGCGAGGTACACCATCGGTGTGATGATCAGCGTCACCCGGTGCCAGCCCTCCCGCATGTCCCGGTCCGGCGCCCCCGTGTACATGTGTGGCCCGTCCAGGTGGCGGCTGTCGTCGTCCGGCAGCACCCGGGCGTCCACCAGGCCGTCGACCAGCGCTTTGACGGTGGGGTAGGTGTTGGCGGGGTCGACGCGCCGGCGGAAGCGGCCATGGATGTAGGCGTCGATGCGGGCGCGGGGCATGGCGGGGATGCGTGCCCGGCGGGCCTCCCATCCCGCACGCTCCCGCAGACGGCGTGTGCGGCGGGCCTTCTCGGCCCAGTGGAGGCGCCCGGCGGGGCCGTTGGAGGTGATCCACTCGCCCTTGGGCACCAGAATTGATAACTTATACGCCATTAGATGACATCCCCTAAAAACTTGCCGTAATAGTTTCGTGCCGCGTCTTGCGCGGTGGGGCCGGTGGTGCCGGTGCACAGCGACCCGACAGTCAGCGTGCGGCTCATATCCACGCCTCCCAGTCCTCGGTGGGGAGACCCACGGTGTCGGCCCAGTCGACGGCGGCGAGCGCGTCCGCGTCGTCACGCCAGCCGGGCATTAGGGCGATGGCGTCGCAGTCGGCGAGCATCCGCAGGCAGGCCCGCGACCTCGCCATCTCGGCCGTGTCGCCGGGGCGTGCGCCACTGGTGACGGTGCTGGTGGCGATTGCTGCGGGGACGCGCACGTCATGGCCCGCGGCGCGGAGCTGCGTCACCGGGTCGGCGTCGGTGTAGTCGTGTCCTGCGAGGTAGAGCCTCATGCCGCCTCACCGCCCCACAGGTCCATGGGCTGCTCCGCCAGTCGGCGGGCGATGATCTCGCAGTACCGCTCCTCGATCTCCACGCCGATGGCGTAGCGGCCGAGGTTGCGGGCCGCGACTAGGGTCGCCCCCCTCCCGCGAAGGGGTCAGCGATGGTGCCGGGCGGGCACAGGCCGATGAGCTGCTCCATGAGCCCGACCGGCTTCGGCGTCGGGTGGCCGAGCTTGGCGGCCTCGCCGCCTGCGCCTCCGCGCGCCTCACGGGTGGTGTAGACGGCGCCACGCCGGTGGCGGCCGGTGGCTGTGATGTCCCAGCCGCGGCCGATGACGTGCACCTGCTCGTAGTTGGTGCCCCACGGCATGGTCAGGTCGCCCATGCCTGGACCTGCGGCGGCCTTGTGCCAGATGAGGCGCATCACCTCACCGTCTGGCGGCTGGACCGACCAGCGGCCGAACGCCAGGCCCGGCTTCTCGGCGCCCCATAGGGCAAGTGCGGCGTCCCGCATGTCGGTGCTCTCGTCGCCCACGATGGGGGCGTCGTCACGGAGCTTGACCTGCCCGTTGCGGTATCGCATGCCGTAGGGCGGGTCGGTGACCAGTACGTCACCGGTCAGCCAGTCGGTGATCTCCCGGCAGTCACCGTGGTAGAGGGTCACCAGATCATCGCTGTAGTAGGGGGTGATCATGCTGGGTCTCCTGTCCCTAGGCCGCGGCGGGCCAGGGCGGCCGCCTCCGTGTCTGTCATCGGGCGGACCGGGCACACGCACCGGATCCGCGGGGTACGCCCGTGCACGAGCGTGATGTCGGGGCGGGCTGTGAGCACGAGCCGCCGCTCACGCAGTGCCCGGGCGACCGCCCCCTGGGCCTCGGTGACCCAGTGCGCCTGCGGGATGGATGAGGCTGCCGGGATGGCGGACTCCCACACGTACCGGGTCGGCGTGGCCGGCACCTCGGGCTCCTGCGCCTCGGCCCGCCGCAGCTTGGCGGCGCAGGAGCTGCACCGGCCGTGCCCGTGGCACGTGAGCGTGCCGGGCCACTCCGCCCGCCGGACGTGGCTGGGCCGCATCGGGCGGCCACAGTCCACGCACGGGACGGGCCCCTGCGACCAGTCGATGCGGGCGCTCATGCGACCGTCTCCTCTCCGATGATCTCGGCGCCGTCCATGGCGTCAGTGGTGGTGTCCTCAACGTCCACGCCGTCGTCGTCGACCACCTCGGCGTCCACGGCGTCCACGGTGTCGCTGTCGGCGGTGGATGCGGCTAGCTGGCTGTCGAGCCAGGCCCGGTAGGCGTCGGGTGTGGCGTCGACGCCCGCGGCCTCGGCCTCGGCCGCGAGCCGCTGGACCGTCGCGTCGCTGCTGTCGTAGCGGTGGACGGTCAGCCACTCGGCGATCAGCCGCTCACGCCCCGACGGGGCGCCCTGCGCGGGCTGCGGCTGGGGCTGCTCGGCGGCGGCAGCCTGGTCCGCCTGCTGCATCTCCTCCGCCGTGTAGATCCCCGACAGGTCCATCGGGCACGCCTTGCGCAGCGCCTGCGCCTCCGCGCACTTGCCGAGCATCGTCATCGGCATGCGCGCCCACATGCCCGTCGGGCTGCCGTCGCGGCCGGTCTGCGCGTACTCAGACAGGTACGCGGTCGCCTCGTAGGTGCCGTCACCGAGCCTGACGGTGACCCTGGCGGCGAGGGGCGCCACCCCGGCGGGGAGCACCGGCCGGAAGTCGCCCGTGCGGGGGTCGGCGTACTCGGCGGCGGAGATCGACAGTGGCACGCCCATGCGCTCGGCGCGGCGGGCCGCCACCAGGCGCAGGCCGTCGATACCGGTCTGGATTGTCTGCTTGGTGCGGCCGCTGCGCCGGTCGTAGCGGCCGATCATGTACAGCTGCCGGGCGAAAGGGTCCAATCCGGTGCGCTGGGCCTGGTGGAGGAAGACGGCGAGGTCGGCGGGTGACGCGTCGGCGACGCCGAGCTGCTGGAGGGCGGCGACCTGCGCGGGCGTCCACTCGGTCTGGTCGGCGCGGATGGTGAGGTCGGTGCCGGTCATGCCGCCACCCTCTCGGTCTCGTCCAAGGCGGGCAGGTAGTTACTCATTGGGGTTGGTCCCTTCAGGATCGTCATAGGAGATGGTTATGAATGCGGTTCCGGCTGCGGCGGACACCAGGGCGGCGACATTGGACACGCCGTGCAGGGCGGAGGCCACAGCCCCCACAGCCCCCAGGACGAGCAGCGCCCAGCCGACAAAGGCGATGAATCGGTCAGTCACGGGTCACGCCTCCGGCATCCCGGCGACCCACGCCTTGAGGTCCTCGCGGAGAATCCGAATGTTGCGGCCGATGCGGCGCGCCGGCAGCGGCGGCAGCTCGCCCGCGCCGCCGGTGGAGCGGATGGCCCGCCGGATCTGGTCCTCGGACAATTCCGTGATCTTGGCGGCCGTCTTGACAGTGACGGAGATCTTCTCCGGGTCGTCGGTGCTCATGCCGCCACCCCCTCGTCGAGCGTGTAGCGGCCGGTCGTGAAGCCCTCGATCAGGTCGGCCTGCCCGGGGCCGGTGATCTTCGGCGTGGTCTTCTCGACCTCACCGTGACCGGTAGTGATCAGGGTGACCACCGAGCGCACGTAGCCGCGCTCCAGCGCCCACTTCGTCGGCGCATTCCACAACGCGCCCTGGTTGCGGCACAGCCACCCGTGCCCACGCAGCCACCGGAAAAGCTGCGCCTGGTTGACGGGCACGCCCTCCTGCGTGATCGCGTCGGCGACCTGCTTCACCAGCAGCTCCCCACCGGACGCGGAGATGGCCTTGCCGAGGCGCGTGTGCGGGCGATCCTCCTCAACCTGCGCCTCCAGCGCCGCACGCTTCGCACGCTCCTCCTTCAGGCTGGTCGCCAGGCCGATGATGAAGTCCGGGTCGGTCAGCGCTTTCTCGACCGCGGCGGGGGTGAGGTAGCCGCCCCGCTGCCGGATCGACGGCAGCACCTCATCAGTGATCCACGCCTGAAACTTCAGCGCGTCGGGCTTGTCAGAGCGGAGGATGACCCGGTACATGCCGGACTCGTTGACGATGGTCGCCTGCTGAGTCCGCCCCAGGGAGTCCTGGATGGGGTGAGTTCGGCTCACCCCATCCCCCAGGCGCTCCGCCACCTTGGCCGGTGAGGTCAAGCCCAGCACCTTGCAAAGGTCAGCGAGGACGAACCAGGGAGCGCCGTCGATGACGATCACGCGGACGTTCTGGCCGTCGAAGTCAAACAGGCTGGGCGCGTCAGCCTCGGCGTTGCCGCTGTTGACGTTGGGTACGTCGGCTTCGGTGATGATCCCGCTCATCAGTGGGCCTCCTTGGCGGTGATGCGGGCGATGGTCAGGGCGAGGTCACGGAAGACGCTGTACGGCTCTCCGTGTCGGGGGCTGCTGGTAGGCTGGGACATGAGATTTCCTTTCTCTCGCCCCCGTCGGGTTCCGTCCGGCGGGGGCACTCTTTTGTGGGTCAGGCCGCCTCGGTCTCGGCGGCGTGGGTGGCGCGGTACCGGGTATCGGCCTCGTCGATCAGTGCGGCGGCGGTCGTGCCCAGCTCGGCCGCCACATCCACCAGCTCGGCGGCGGAGAACGCCACCTGACCGCGCGCCTTCCGCCCGAACACGTTCGGGTGCATGTGGAGGCGGCGGGCCATCTCGGCCTGGCTGATGTGGGCTCGGCTGAGTTCTGCGCGGACGACGCCGGAGACCTCCTGGTCGATGCCACAGAACCTAATTGGGTTTCGGCTCATGCGAGCATGTTAGAACCCGATTGGGTTCTAACGGAACCTAATTGGGTTGCGTTTTGGTGACGGATGCGGGATGATCGGGGCATGGCCCACGCAAAGCAACTCCGCACAGTCGACCGCCTAGCCCAGTCGCTCCTTGCCGACGCGGTACGCAGCGCCGGCGTCAAGCACGCGGACATCGGCGCTAGGACCGGCCTGTCCCAGAACCGGGTATCGAAGATCCTGCGCCTGGACACACCGCCCGCCACCGTCGGCGAGATCGCAGCCATCGCGGGCGCCATCGGGTACAGCGCCGCCGAGATAATCGGGCGAGCGGAGGCAATCGCCGCCAGCGATCCCGACTGGGCCGACGTCGTGCAGATCGACGATCAGGAGCCCAGTGGCGACGCCGAGGTGGTGCAGCTGCGGCCAGGCTGGCCCGAGGGACTCCCCCCGGCCGAGGAGCTGGCCGCACAGGACCAGCCGGGCGCCGAGCAGGAGGACGAGGAGGGCATGTGGACGCCCTAGCCCGCGAGCACACACAAATAGCGGCCCCGCTTGTAATCCGGCGATTACAAGCGGGGCCGCAATACATGTCAGTGGTCGGGGCTAGCGTCCCCCGGTCGTGAGACCATCCCTAGATGCCGTGCTCGCCACCGCCGCCGGGCAGGGTGTGGCCGTGAGGTGGCTGCCTCTCGCCGGCACGGGCTGGCGCGGCTGCTACCACCAGCCCACCCGCACCATCTACCTGCGCGCGGGCATGAGCGACCGCCTCGCCGTGGCGACGCTCATGCACGAGCTGGAGCACGCGGCCCGTGGGGACGACGGACACCAGGGCCGGGCGGTGGAGGCACGGATCGACCGGGCCGTGGCGTGCAGGCTCATCACGCCGTCGGAGTACCGGGCTGCGGAGGCGCTGGTGGGGCCGCACCCGGGGGCGCTGGCCGTCGAGCTGGACGTGCCCCGGTGGGTGGTGGACGCGTACCGGACCACCCTCCGGTAGGTCACGGTCAGGCCACAGACGAGATGGCTAGCACAGTGGCTATCATCCGCCCGACCCGGCACCTCGCCCCTGTTGGTGGCCCCGCATGATGACGCGGAAAAACATGGAGCCGCGTGTCGGACTCGAACCGACGACCTGCTGTTTACAAGACAGCTGCTCTACCAACTGAGCTAACGCGGCATGCGGGGTGAGCTTACCCGGTCCCGCCCGGAACGCCCACAACTGCTCCGCACGGCACCGGACACGACCCTGCGCGGGCATTGCCGGGACGGCAGTAACTACTGCGGCTACTGCGCGGAGGAACCGGAGCCTCCCCGGATGCGGTCGGTGATGCCGGTCTCCGTGGCGATATCGGTCAGCTCAAGCTTCTCGCTTCCCAGGGCGACTGTCGGCGTGCCGGTGATCGCGGCCTCCGCGAAGGTCTTGTCACACAGGTCGAGCCAGGCGCCATAGGTGTTCGCCGTGATGGCGGAGGCGATCTGCTCGACGACGGCATCGCCGACGCCCGCCTCTGTCGCAGCCTGCGTGACCGACTCGGCGTTGATGGCCGAGAAGTCCCCGCGGGCGTAGATCTCTGAGAATCGAGTCATGACCGCATGGTGGAAGGCGAACGCGGAGGTCGGCTCCTGATCCAGGACCACGCCCATGGCATTGCACACCATGTCACTCCAGCTGTTCCCGAGGGACCGCGAAGTGTGCAGCACCAGGTTGATCGTGCCGTCACCCAGTAGCGTCTCGATCTCCGTCTTGTGGAGTTCCTCGAAGTTGGCACAGTGGTGGCAGGAGTAGTCAAAGTAGATGTGCAGGTTCTGGGCGCCGTCCGTGCTAGTGCCGGGCTGGAGGTCGGAACCGAAGACGAGTGACCCGTCGGCACGAATGGTTGCCGGAATTCCGTCACCGCTGGCAAGGTCCGTCACGATCTTCCCACCCAGGGCTTCCTCATCGCGCCCGGCGATCACTACCGCGGCCACGGTTCCGGCTACGGCCAGCCCGCCTACGCCCAGGAAGCTGCGGCGCGTGATCCGGGCGCGGCGCTCCCGGCGCTCCTGCTCTTCACGCAGTGCCCGCGCCTTGGCACGGGCCGCCTCTCGACGCTCGGCCTTGGTGGGACGGGGCTGATTAGAGGCCAC